CCTTTATTATTAACTCCCTTCCCGTATTTCCCCAATCACTGCTATTAAATTGTAACAAAAATTAGATGAAATCCGCACTAGAATTTGTGCAATAAGACGAAAAAATAAATTTAAGAAATCAAATATGACGAAAGTAAAATTACCTTTGTCTATAATATACCACACATTCAAAATTTTGTCAAGTGTTTTTTAAGGACTATGCATACACATAGTCCTTTTTTATAACTTAACCATTCCGGGCGACCAAACCGGGAACCACTCCAGGAAAGATGAGCGGCAGGATATTCCACCCGGGTGCCCCGCCCATCAATAAGGAAGCCAAACAAGAATGAAGTTACATATATAGTATACCACAGAACAACTGATATGTCAACTAATGAAAACTAAGGAAAGAAATGCAAGCGTTTTTTGCATTTGCGTTTTTGAATCGGAATTTTCCTTTTTGAAAGCAATCTCTCAGGAACGAAATTAGCACATTGTTTGAAGATAACATAACATAATTAATGGAATGGTCATCAAGAGTGACTGCTATTCTAGTGGGGAAATCAGGGTCAAATTTGTCATCGCAAAATAGTATTCCGGAATCCGGAAACTCTCTTATGGAAAAGGAAGCACCATCTACCTTGAACGTACAGATATACCTTGATCTTCCATGTGGCCTTTCTATGAACGCATAATTGTCTAATAAGTAGTTGTTTTCACTCGCGAAAGAAGTATACCTGTGACTTGAAAATGCTCTGTTAAAAGCACTTTCCTTTTGCGCATTGGCAGCCGATTCTATAAAATCTGTTTCGAGCACCCACCCGTTTCCACGTAGAAAATGTGTTTTTGAATTGAGCCGCTCTGCAATGCCAAGTGCTGAGTAGTAAGGATTCAACAACGTAACTTGATTAGCCAGCATGAATACAGGTAGATATCGCACCTGCTTTCCATTTCCTCTTGCCAGTGAAGTATGGATGGAAAGGAGTTTTCCAACCTCATCGCTGATGTATCTGTTTGATTCTGTTTGAAATTCATCGAATAAAATTAGTTCCGTGTCATTGAAAAAATGAGAATATTTTTTCACATTGTCCGATGCATTGAGTGATATTGCGTATCCGCAACTATTCATTTGATTTTCGTTTTTTCCGATAAACAATTCTTTGAACCCAGATTTTCCAAGTGTCTTTTCATCCATCATATAGTCGTTGAAGAAGAGTGCTTTAATGTCTTTAAAAAACTTTTCGGCCACTTGTTCCAGCTCATACTGATAACGGTAAAGCAGGCAAAATTTTTTACCCTGTTTTAGAAACCGATTGATGCATAAACGGTTGAAATACGTTGTTTTACCGCCTGTTCTATTTGTCGTTACAATATATATTTCTGGGACTTTGTTATCAATGTCTTTCATATTTAGAATGTTTGTTCCATCATAATATTTTGCATTCATAATAATCACCTTTTTTCTTATAGTATACTATATTTCTTGACTTTTTACAAGTGCAATGATATACTATCTATATAACGGAGGAAAGGGGGGTATGTCGCAGAAAAAGAAACGTATTCATACTATAAAAATTTTTTGATCGCCCCTCCCAGGCGGTTTTCTGCGACAAACTGAAACATGGACATCAATCTTGTTATGCAGGCAGTCAGCACAGTTGGGTTTCCGATTGTGTGTTGCGGTGCGCTTGGATGGGCATTTTACAAAATGAATATCCAGCACACCGCGCAGATCAAAGAGTTGACAGAAAATCATCGTGCTGAAATGAATGAGCTAAAGCAGGCACTGGAAAACAATACCTTAGCGGTGCAGAAGTTGTGCGTGATGATTTCAGAAAAAGAGGAAGAATAACAGATAGGAAACAGGAAGGTAGGTTGTCAGTATGCCAAACTTGACACAGAGTTATTCGTGGGCGGTTACACAATGTAACGCCGAAAATGTGGGTTATTCTGAGACCTACCGAAATCAACAAGTTGACCCATCAACTGGAGCTACTTGTTATGACTGTTCTTCTTTTATTTGGTATGCATTGCAGGCTGGAGGATTTGATTTAGCATCTGCCGGTTCTGCCACTGCTTTTACCACGTCAACGATGCTTCCTGTTCTTTCGTCTCTTGGCTTTGTGGAGCAGGATATTTCAGGGCAATGGATTCCTGGAGACATTGTCTGGGTGGAGTCGCCAAGTGTCCAGCATACAGAAATGGTATATCGTTCCGATGCTGGAACGCTGATGACTGGTTATACGATGGGCGCGCATAGTGATTCCGTGCCGTTGGCAGAACAGGTGTCCATTAATACTTTCCAAACAACTCCCGGTTATTACACGCGATTGTTCCGTTACCCCGGTGGAGTTGGCACAACGGTATCGGCATACGTGATTGCTGCTATGTGTGGGTGCTTTAAGCGTGAGTCTGGTGTGAACCCTGGAATATGGGAAAGTCTTATTCCAACTACATGGGATCATGAATACAATTATGACGGTATTGGAGGGTACGGATTAGGGCAGTGGACTAACGTTGGAACGCCGTACGGTAGATGCTACAATTTGCATGTATGGGTTACGTCAAACGGTTATTCAGACGGTGATGGAAACGGCCAGTTGGCTTTTTTGATCCATGAGAACTACTGGACAGCTTCCAATTCGATACTTGGATACGCAACGCTTTCTGACTTTCTTTCTTCTACGTCTACCGATATTGACGCATTAACCGCAGAATTTCTCGCTTGCTGGGAGGGAGTGCCTGGAAATGCGCTTGCAGAGCGGCAGGAAGCGGCCAGGGCATTTTATAGCTACATTGATGCACATAAAACAGAACCGTCATCGAACTGGAATTGGACTTCTGGTAATTTTTATTTGGGCTATTTAAGCAGCGAGCAGTATGCAAACGTGATGTGCGCATATTGGTTTTTGAACGGGTATGTTCCACCAGCCCCCGACCCAAAGAAACGAAAAGGGTTGCCAATCTGGATGCTGATCCGGTATTACAATAAGTGAGGTGAGTGATTTTGTCAGTAGTTAGCAAAGAATCTCTGTTAGAGCGAATACGCGAGATAACAGGCGTAGAAAATGCTGAATCAGATGAGTCAATCTCTCTTTTAGAGGATTTGTCTGATACGTTTGAAGATTTATCTTCTCAGGTCTTGCAGGCAGGAGATTATAAGAAAAAATATGAAGAAAATGACGCGGAATGGAGAAAAAGATACCATGACCGTTTTTTCTCCGTTGTGGAGGAAACCACGATCAAGGAAGATGATAAAGAAGACGATGTAGAAAAAAAGACATTTGAGTCATTATTTAAGGAGGATTAAAGGATGCCAACTAGAGTAGGTGTGAACGGGCTTAACGCCAGTACGATTGATATTTTGAACGTCATCAGGCAGAATGCTACGTATGAATATCAGAGCATGGTGCCTGAGGTTAAAAAAACAACGGATATTCCCAAAGTGGGAGAAGTTCTGTATGGAGACCCTGTTTTACAGAATCAGTTTTTAAATGCTTTGATTAACCGGATTGCGCTTGTGCTGATCAAGTCGTCCACTTTTAACAACCCATATGCTGACCTTAAAAAGGGGTATTTGGGGTACGGCGAAACGGTGGAAGAAGTTTTTGTAAACATTTGCAAGGCCAGGGAATTTTCCGCTGAGAAAGCAGAATCTCGGGAATTTAAGCGTACTATTTCAGATGTACGCAGTGCGTTCCACGTGATGAATATGCGTTATCAGTTCCCATTAACCGTACAGGATGAGGATTTAAGGCAGGCTTTTCTGTCCGCAGAAGGTGTCAGCAATTTTATTGCAAAGCTGGTTGATTCCGTGTACCGTTCCAACGAGTATGTGGAGTATCTGTTGTTTAAATACCTCCTCATTAAGTCGATTGCGCACGGAAAAATGTTTCCACAGGCGGTATCTCCCACCGATATGCATGACAACGCAGAAAAATTCCGGGGCGTATCAAACATGATCACGATTCTTTCCCCGAAATACAATGCATCTGGTGTACACACAAACACACCAAAGGAAGACCAGTATATTTTTATGGATGCAATGTACAATGCAAAGTACGACGTAGAAGTACTGGCATCTGCTTTCCACATGGATAAAGCTGACTTTATGGGTCGCCTGAAAATTATTGATGACTGGTCAACGTTTGATAACGATGCATTTTCCGAAATCGTTGCAAGTTCTGACGGATTTGAACCTGTAACGGCGGAAGAACTTGCAATTACGGCAAAAGTAAAAGCAGTGTTGGTAGACAAAGAATTCTTCCAGGTCTATGACAACAATATGCGTTTTACAGAAAAGTACGTTGCGTCCGGTATGTACTGGAACTATTTCTTAAACGTCTGGAAAACGGTATCCTACAGCCCGTTCTCAAATGCAGTTGTATTTGTAGAAGCCGATAACGTTTCCCTGAACACCCCTGCGACACTCACGGTAGAAGTAACCGATAAAGTCATCAATGAGGGTGGAACGATCTTAACCCTGTCCCCGCAGGAGGATACACCTAGTTTAATCGGTCAGTGGAATTTTGTGCAGACGCAGGACGCCGTCAAAAAGATGATTGCCGTGCAGAAATACGGCGTATTCATTTTCCCGACTACCGCGACTACGACCAAGCCGCAGTTGATCTTAAATGGCGTTGAGTACAATGCTACCACAGACTTAACAACGGCTGCGAATGTCGGTGCTACGCTCACTTTTGAAAGAAAAAACTGATATGGGGGCTGGATATCTCCAGTCCAGCCCTGAGTTCAGGTTTGGAGTTGAGTGTGCACATTAATGAAAACGCGAAAAAAGTGGTATCATCGTTTTATGTTGACTCAGATGGAAATCTGGTGGCGACTGAAGAAGAAACAAAATATGTGGTTCCGGTTGAAAAAGTAGAATTAATAAACGGGGATATCATAGTAACGTATTAAAAATAAGGGAGGTGAATGTTTTTGGGAGTTGTTAATCTTGGTAATATTAAGAACAAGCCAATATTTAGATTATTTAAAGACATAAAGCATGTCTGGAGTGATGAGGAGAAGGTTGGAGCATTTGTTAAACTTGATATTCCGTTTGTTTTTAGCGAAGATAAAACATATATTGTTTTGCTTAGGTCAATAGACGGCAGTGTCGAAGTTGATGGAAAAAAAATACAGGTTAAAGCAATTAACCTGTCTACAAACATGGAGAGATCAATTTCTCTATCAGGTGGAGCCAGTTTTGCTGTTTCTGAAACTCGCATTTCATACGCTGTCACATTTCCGACTTATTCTGGTTCAGACGGCATTGGTGTTTATGTTTTGAGACCGAAGGAAACATCTGCCGCGTCTTTATTTGACGCTGGAATTTATGAACTATGACAAAACAAACCAAAATCTACTTCCTGGAAGGGATCCCACTGGATCCCTCCTATAAAAATAGTATCTATTTTTTAACGCAGGAAGCACAGGCAGAATATTTTTTAGGAAAAGCAAAGTTTTCCATGTTGGACTGTACATTCCAGCGTCAGGAACAACGGATACGTGTAAACCGTCCGGTTTCCGACTGTTACCACATTAACTATCTGATGTGGCAAAATACGTCCTATTCAAGCAAGTGGTTTTATGCCTTTGTCACCCGCGTTGAATATATTAACGATGGATGCACCTGGATGTATTTTCACATAGACTCATTACAGACTTACCATTTTAACTACAAGTTAGGCTATTGCTGGGTAGAGCGCATGCATTCTCTTACGGACGGCTTATTCGAAAATTTAGTCCCAGAAAATCTGGAAACAGGAGACTATGTGACAATCGACAGATACATTACCGATTATAGCAATATGTCTGTTTGCATTATGACTGGAGAAACGTCTACCGGGGGAAAGCCATCGGGCAAATTTTACAACAAAATTTATAGCCCACTCAATATTATGACCCAGCCAGTAACGGACGATGCAACGCATTTAAACGCTCTACTAGAGTCCTATGTTGGAGCTGGAAAAGAAAATGCAATTGTTGCCATGTATGAATACCCGTCCGTTTTGGGTGCCAGTTCGGAACCGGATACTCTTGACTTGCTTTTGCCAGTCATGCATATGCCAGATAATTTTGACGGGTATAAGCCGCATAACAAAAAATTGTTCCAGTACCCTTACACGCAGTTAGTTGCTACAAATAAGTCAGGCCAAGTGAATAAGTATCGCTGGGAAGAATGGGGGTTAGCAGGCGCGCAGTTTGAGGTGCAGGGCACTTTCATTTCATCCCCGGCCATGATCTGTTATCCTGTCAACCATGCAGGTATCGAGAAAGATTATGACCGTGGACTTACCTTAACAAGTTTTCCGGTCAATGCCTGGGCAGGCGACACGTACAAAGCATATTTGGCACAGAACAAAGCCGCTATTTTGAAAAATGTAGTAAGCGGTGTAGCAGGTGGTATCCATGGCGGTATTGCTGGAGGTTTACCCGGTGCGGCAATCGGGGCGGCGGTCGGGGCAGGAACTTCCATCGCTGGTCAAATGGCACAGCAGTACGATATAGACAGCCACCCCGATCCGGTGTATGGGTCAGCGCAGACCGACAGTCTGAACACAGCGATTGGCAATGTGGGGTTTGCATTTTATTTTAAAACGATTCGGGCGCAGTTTGCCCAAAGAATTGATGCATATTTTGACCGCTTTGGCTATGCCGTCAACCGCTTCATGGAGCCGGTAAGAAATGCACGCAAGGTGTATACGTATCTGAAATGTAGTGAAGTGAATCTCTTACCAACAACAGGTGGCAACTTAGGAATCCCAGAGCCACACCAAGATGAAATCCGGAATGCGTATTTGTCTGGAATGACCTGGTGGAAGTCTGGTGACCAAGTCGGACATTACGAACTTGACAATACAGTAGGGTAGGAGAGGGGGTAGCTAACTATGTCAAAAAAGAAAACCTTGTTCGGCCAGTCGCTGTTTTTAAACATGTGTACCTGGCAGGACTACTACCAGCGCCTTTCTGAACTTGCGATTACTTCTTTTTCCTATGAGGGTCTACCGGATACGGTAGACCCCCGGTACATGGAACTGGAGTTGTATGAAAACGGACAGATTGCGCTGTTTTATGATGAGGGTGTGGACTCTTATCTATCACTGTCCTGCACGCAAGCTGGCAACTTTGATGTTTACGGGAACCCCGTGAAGTTCCGCGCTTACTCCAGGTATAACGGGTACCAAAGAGACTTGTCCTTGGATACATCTGTTATCGGATTTAACAACTTGACCCGTCGTGATATCAAGCCGCTGTTGAAAATGTTTGCAATGCGTCTCTATAATCTGGATCGCATCATTGACGTTAATTCCAATGCGCAAAAGACACCCGTGTTGGTGCGTGCATCGGAATCCCAGCGATTGACCATGTTAAATCTGTACAAGGAATATGACGGAAATCAGCCGTTCATCTTTGGCGATAAAGACCTGGATATGCATGACTTTTCCGTGCTTTCCACGGATGCCCCGTACATCGCAGACCGGATTTTTGAGCTAAAAACAAACATCTGGAACGAAGCCATGACCTATCTTGGCATCAGTAACGTTTCCATAACGAAAAAGGAACGCATGGTAACCGACGAAGTAAACCGTTCCCTTGGCGGAACGCTTGCCGGCCGTTACAGCCGACTGGAAGCAAGAAAGCAGATGCTGGAGCGTGCAAACAAATTGTTTGGATGGAATGCATCGGTCAAGTTCCGGTTTGATGCAGAATCGGAAGAACAATCAGAAACTTCGGGTGGAGGTGAACTGGATGAGTAAATACACCACGGAAGTCCGCTTTATCTGCGAAACGGCTGCAGGACTTTCGGAATCCGTTGGATTCTCAGACGTAGAAAGTGTTCTGGAAAAGAGCTGGGACAAAATCTTTTCCCCAAGCATCCCGTTTTACAAAGAAGAAAAACGGTCAGAACTCTGCCAGAAAATCCTTGCACACTACTACACCAGGGAAATCGGGTTTGAAACCGTTGGTCTTTGGAAGCTCCATTTAAACCGGAAGATGAAGGAGATCATGCCGTTTTACAACGAGATGTACAAAACGCTTGATTTTAAGTATTCCCCGCTTGAGGATGTTGATTATTTTGAACATCACGAGAATAACGACACGTTCTCAGAAACCACAACGGGGACAACGTCCAGGGAAAGTTCCACCACCGGAAAAAGCAAGGACACACGCACAGATGACCTAAGTGAAGCAACGTCCAACTCCAGTGAGACTACCGGTTCAACTACCGATTCCTCTACCGTTTCAACTACCGTTTCAACTACCGGAAAAACGACCGATAAAACCACAAGTTCCAAAACAAGCAAAACGATTCGCAGTGACACCCCGCAAAATGACTTGGCCGATTTTGATGCGGAACAGTATTTGACCAGCGCGGAAAAAACAACGGACTCCAGCACGCAGGACGGAAACGGAACCTCAGAGGGGAAAACAGAAACAAGTGGAACAACCTCAGACAAGGGTTCCAGCTCCGGTACAACAACGGAAACCGGAACAAGGGCAAACACCGGAACCGTAAAAGAAGAGGGAACGCGGGAAGAAACGGGAACTGAAACCGGGAGCAGAAGCGAAAACCGGGATAATACCGGAACCGGGACAGGAGACATCCATGTCTGGGGGAAACGCGGCGGGCAGAGTTATGCCGCGGCGATAAAAGAGTACCGGGAGCAAATTCTGAACGTGGACATGATGGTGATTGAGGAGCTTGGCGATTTGTTTATGAGACTTTGGTAAGGAGGGAGAAACATGGTGACAAGAGAACAACTACGTTTTTATTGCCAAAAAGTGTTACCGCTTGCATATGATGACAGCTTGAGCTATTACGAGGTGCTGTGCAAAGTACTGGGCAAAGTGAATGAGCTGGTGCTACAGTACGATCAGATTGTTCAGAACTTTAACGTGATACTGACAGATTATTTGGAATCCGATGATTTCCAGAATCTTCTGGAGAAATTCATCAAGAGCGAAGTCCCTGACTATACGTATGTCCAGCATTATGTGACATACTTAGGGATGTCCGATACTGACGCGGTAAAAGAAGCTGTAAAAGACTGCCCATTGCATGGGACTGTGATATTTCCGCGCAGAACGATGCATCTGACTGAAACCATTGTCCTGGACAAGCCAATCTGCCTGAAGGGAAATTATACAGGCTGGGTGTTTGATATGTCAACGGATAAGTACACTGCGGAACAATTTCAGGAGCACAGCATCATCAGTACCGCATCCCCGTCCATACAAATAAGTGTGCCTGGTGCTTTGATTCAGAACATGGCAATTTGCGGGACGAACCCGACCACTGGCGCGCACGTCATCCACATAGAACCGGGTCCTACGAATGTGAACAAGTCAATGCGCTATGTTAATTTAGAACACGTGTACGTATACACGTCTAATGTAAGCACGGGCAGTTGTTGTATCTATATGGACAACTTGTTTAAGTCTACGTTTTATGACGTCAGTACCCATGGCGGAGCCTATGGCTTTTACCATGACGGGACAAGGCTTAATGGAACCAGTTTAACATTTGACAATTGCTGGGCTGTAAATAGCGCTTATCTGGGTTATTACATCAACAACCTATTTTATTCAACGTTCCTTTCCTGCGCAACCGACAGTTATTCCGGTGCTGTTAACGGTTACCGGTTTTCGAAATGCAAGGGAATTCAGGTGATTGGATGTGGTGCAGAACATATGAGTGCGGCTTGCTTTGTTGCAAATGAGTGCCTGTCGTCCAATTTTTTGGTAAGCATGAGTGGTGATAATTATAACACGGCAGCCACAAAAGCAGGGGCGTTTGAAATGTCTAATTGCCAGAGCTGTACCGTTGGCGGGTTCCATTCTGAAGATGAGACAAACCCTGTGCACAGGTTCATCAAGGCGGAAAACTCCTTGTATCGCATCGTAGATGCAAGCTGCTACAAAGAAAATTGTACGATAGAAGATGACGGAAACGTTCTGAATATTGATGGCTGGCACGAGAAGTCTTTTGAAGTTGACGCAGCTAAATTATTCCCTGGTACAGAAATCACGGAAAGTTATATCGTCGTGTCAAACGGTGTAATGCACGGTTATATTAAGCAGAGCGTAACTGGAAAAAGAACGTTAACTTCCGTTGCTACCCTATCCAGTAACGCAAGATTGCAATATGAGGGGTATTATGTGGTGGAAAACCGGATCAGCATTACAACCGGAGACACCATTATATTTGACAGTGCCGGATATAACGTAAAACAGTTATATGCGCTTCGGAAGATGAGTTAAAAAAGTAGGGTGACGAAAATGTCACCCTATTTCTTTAAGTCAATTATTACACCAAGTTCGTCAAAAACTTCATTTAAATCATGGTACATGGCATGCAAGAACTGATGCTTACACTTTCCAATAATTTCATATTTAACGCCTTTCAATCCTAACACATAGCACAAATGATCGTTGAATGGATACACCATTTTAATTGGAAAGAGTCTCTTTAAATCCCTGTCTCTGGAATATGCATCTATATGCCCACACTGCTCATAATAGTAGTCATCCAGCAGTTTCTTTGCTGTTTCGTAATTATTACGTTTACAGATCGCCCGTTTTATATCTTCGCTTATTTGGTTTTTCATATCACATATACCTCCATTCCATGTTCTGAATTTAAATGGATGCTTCTAACGTTACTGTTCATTAACTCATCTGATGCATTTTGGAAATAATAACTAGGTGTTCCTATGGTAGTCTCGATCAACCTACCCAAATCACGGCTATCAATAATATTTCTCACAATTAACGTGAGTGACCTTTCTTCAATCGTAACTCCTATTAATTCACCAAATTTCATTTCAATTCCTCCTTTACATACAAATTGTTTCAAATCCGACCCAAGCAAACATCACGATGGTTACAAAAAGCGCACCAAAGAAAAAACACAATATAAGTTTTATGGATTCTTTCATAGCTCACACCTTCCTGTATATTAAGAAAATTTAATCAAAAGAATTCATAAATTTTTACCGTATAAACTGTTCAGCATTAATTTTGCAACAATTATCTTACGATCATCCTTAACCCCACATATATAATCGTCATAAGGCTGTATTATATGGTTTCCGCCTGTAATAAATGGAACTAGATTCAAATCGCTGTGTATGGGGTGATCTACATATATAGAATCAGTGTCCACGCGCCGAACTACTTTATCATTCATATTCATTCTCCTTTTCTATTTTTATATTTCCTTGTTTCTGACTTTATTATAGCTCTTTTTTACTACTTTGTCAAGTTGTTTTTTAACTATTCCGCATAGTGAAAAAAGTATCTTGCAATACAACTCCACCTGGTATTCTCACAGGACGGAGCTTCCCCGGTACTTTAAGCCCTGGAGTAAAATCATCATAAGTCCGTATCATGCGCTTCCCGGAAGAAAATAAAAATTGTAATTCCTCCACCGTTTTACATTCGGACATTTTTGCTGTTCCAAGCATAGAGGATAACAATAACTCCTTTGATCTGGCAGGCATACCACAAGCCTTGATGTCATAATAAGGCTCAATTGGTTTCAAGTCATTGTGCGTCACGTGTTCGATGTATGTTTTTTGCCGTACAAATACCGCACTATCCCAACAAGACTCCAGTTTCCAGCAACAAAAGTCCTTGTCATGTACCCTTATTCCTTTTATTTTTTCCGGCGGTAAATCGCAGTGGATGGAATCCGTATCCGCATAACGGAAGCCAGGTCGGTTGTTTCCGTGGTAATTTTCCTGCGCCGCCCGGATTGTAAAGCATCTGGCATATGAGGTAATGGCGGAACCGCATGGGATGTAACCAGGACGTTTGTCATTTGCATGGATGTCATGGAAAACAAAACTATCATTAGACGGTTCCGCAAATTTAAAGGAAGAATCCGTAGACATTGCCATTTTCCCATACAAATTGTTTAAAAATAATTTCGCAATCGTTCTTGTGCATTTGTCTTTTGCTTCTTTTTTAATTTTTGCGAAATAATCAATATAAGAGTCAAAAATGCCGAGCTGTGAACGAAACCAGCAGCCATTCATGATTTCTGTATCCCAGAGTTCATAATGTTCTTTTATCAATTGCCAATCTGTCATCGTTACATATAGGTCAACTGTACTAGTAATGATACCACCAGGACAAGGTAATTCCCGGTATTTTCCATCAATCAAGGAACTTTCCAGCCATTCCGTGGACTTATACATAGCACTGTTTTTTATTTGGATACACGGCAACTTCCCCTTCTTAAGTTCAAAACCGGTGCGTACATGAAGAAAATAATACCGGTTTTCGATCAAAGCATCCTCTGGGATATAGTCACCGTTCCAAAAATGAGGGATTCCAACTGGATAGTAATTCCCGCTCATGCTGTGCATCATAGACGGATACAGGCTGTTCACGTCAGCAGTGGTACCGTTGTATACGGTAACCCCGCTACAGCCTTTCCGTAAATAACACCATCCGCCTTTATAGGATTTCCGGATCCATTCGCCTGCGGATAAGCCCTCTGCCCCAGGGATATCATAGATGTTTGGAAAATAGGATTCCCATTTTCCAAGCCCGTCATCTGTCATTCCCTTGTATGTTTTTAAGCACTCTGACCCAATCGTAAGTGAGTTATGACCCTGCGAAAACATAATTTCAAGAGCTTCTTTTAGCACAAGTACGTCATTGCTGATGTATTTATCTTCTTCAGGGGTACGTGGACAATCTGGAAACCGAAAACCCTTGTATTCCATTTCCAACTTTTGATGCTTTGTTCCAAAATTTTTTCCGAGAACTTTAAGAGAAAATGGCAAAAGTTTTAAGGAATCGTATATCTCGATGGTTTTGTATTTGTTTGTGCGGATGATTATTTTGTACCATTGACCCATTGTTGATATGCTATATTTATATGTCTTCGGCAACATATCCTTATCTGATATTTCCTTGACTTCTCCGTTTTGTAATCGCAGATATGCTGGTCGATACCCCCATTTATACATGAGGGCATCTAGAATGAAATTTCCGTCAAATTTAAGGTTATGAAAATATAAGCGAACTGTTTTACGCATATTCACAAAGAACTGAAAGAAATCCGTAATATTTCCGAATATACGTACATCCTCAGAATGCAACGCAACGCAAGCCGCCGCCCAAACATCCGTTCTTTCCTGACCTGCGAACACCGTAGTCTCGAAGTCACAGGCAAATATGTCTGATTCATCCAAACATCTCTTCTTCATAATTTACACCGTCCGAAAATGAGATAATAGAAATGTCACCAGTGTATCCAATATTTTGTGCCAAAAATTCCAGTGACCCAAGCACGTCACTCAAATAGCCACTTTCCAAAAAGGTATTCAGGGCATCGGCTAAATCAGAACCTTTTTTATACGCATAGAAAACGGCTGTTGCTATTTTTATACGGTTATCCGGGTTTTGTAGCCATGATAAAAGTTCACCCGCCGCTTTTTTCTGTAGCTGTAGTACTTCGTCGGCCTTTGGAACTAATCCACGCTTGCTATAATACGTCTCCGGGACACCGGATTTCAAACGGTCGATCATCGGCTGTACAACGTTTTTCCATACTATTTCGATCCACAAATCTTTGTTCTTTGATTTCTTTCTTGTATCCGCAGCTTTCCGCGCTGTCGCTTCTCTTTCCAGGTCTCTACCACGCACACCGGACGTTTCTTTTCCTTCTGGTGTAATATAGCGTGATCTGCGATATAATGATTCGGGCGTAATATTTTTTAACCGAGTTAACGACCGTGTTGAAACCCTTGTCTCTGACATTGGTTTAATTGACTTTATGGACTCTGGTACGATATAACCGCGTTTTTCAAAAGAACGCACAAGATTTTTTACTCTTTTATATTCTTTCTGGTAACTTCTTTTTAATTCAGTCATCGTTTAACCCTCCTGGCATATTCTATAACTCAATTATACAACAAAAAAACCACCCTGTCAAGGTGGTTTTTTTACTTTAAATTGTTTCTGTATCTGCACTATCAAATGGATTATATGGCTTTTTCCAAACCATATCAATGATATTAACCGAGCTTAAATATGCAACCAGGAAAGCTCTGCCCCTGTACTTGCTAATACCAATTGACACGTTTGCCACCACCTCGGAACCTTCTCCAATATCTCCAACTGAGATAGAATCAGATTCTTTTCCATTTTCATAGACTTTAACTGAATAACGGGTAACTGCCTTGAAATACAGCTTACCGTCTCTATCAACTTTCGTTGGGGTTGATGCACAGCCTTCTGTATCTACTTCCTCATACACATGATCAAGTGCAGATTCCTGTTCTGGCGTTAATTCCAGTGTTAATGTTGCCTTTCCATCTTCGATTCCAGCATATTTTACTTTCGATCTCACATTGATTTTTTTCATTTTTCATTCTCCTTTTTTCTTCTATAGGTTCCGCAATTACTATAGCCCAAATCAGCAACTTTATAACACATCATTGCTTCTGGCGGAATATCATACTCAAAATAGCGATAAGCCGATACTCTAACTTTCTTTATTCTTTCGTACTTCCAAGGGTCATTCTTTGACAGCCAGTCAAGATACTTCGGACGCGTGATTTCCTCTGGAAACCAATGTAATGCCTTAGTTCCGTCCTTGTAAAAAACATCGAGTTCCGTTCCTAATCTCTTCACTTTCATTTTATCACCTCCTTATAGGTTTTTAACCCAAACCTTTTACTCCATTATATTCGGCCAATATCCACCCTCTTGCGATTTTAACATACGTACAACCGGGTCTTACTACTACCTGTTCCCTTACTTTTACTTTGATACCAACTTTAATTTGTACGTAGCCGTCCTTTGTTATATTATACTTAGATAATGTAGATGACGGTACATCTGCAATAGAAATTGGCTTACGACTTCTATAGTCCTTATATATAATCATTCTCTTTAGCGTTTTAAGCCTATTACCATCTTTATAAGGACGTTTTCTCTTAGAATCAATGATTTTATTAACCTCACTAGCAATGTTCCCAAAACGGCTGTATAAATAGTCACCAGGGCACGCCTTTGGGGCAAACCATCTGTGCGCTGTCATATTTTGGACAGCTCTATAAGTTATCGTAGGATCTGCTCGCCAACGAAGTTTTCCGATTGTGGGATAACGTTCACAGATATCTACCAGTAGTTTAATCAAAGCATTGTATACTGCTGGCCTAACTCTATACGGTTCAAAGTCATCTGACGCACATTCAATCGTGATTGCTCTGTGATCGTTTTCCGGACTAGAGCTACACCAGGAACGCCGCTCCTCTGGTAAGATTCCAACGATTGTACCGTCATAGGCTATCGCGTAATTAGCTGACGCTTCAGCTTCTGGGTTACAAAGCCAGTTAGCCATGGAATCCGCTGAAGCTTGGCCAACGTAACAGTGAATAGTCACTGTATCAATTACGTGATTTCTAAATTCTGAATTCGGAGAACATAGTTGATAGTTCTCCTGTACATATTTGGAATATGTCACTTTTTTCACTCCTTATTATATCTATTGTTTACATCTTTATTATAGCTCTTTTTGGATAGTTTGTCAATTACCCTCCTTTATATTTTCCTTGTTTCTGACTTTATTATAGCTCATTTTTACTACCTTGTCAAGCGTTTTTTAATATATTTATAGCAATAAAATAATAAAAATTTTTACAAAAAACACTTGACAAAATTTTGAATGTGTAGTATATTATAGACAAAGATAATTTTACTTTCGTCATATTTGATTTTCTTAAATTTGTTTTTCGTCTTATTGCACAAATTCTAGTGCGGATTTCATTGAATGTTTGTTACAATTTAATAGCAGTGATTGGGGAAATACGGGAAGGAAGTTAATAATAAAGG